TTATTTAATACACATACACACCTTGGAAATCTAGGACTTCCTACAACACCACCAACTGTACCTCTATCAGGAACAGAATTAAGTAAAATTAGTAAAACAGAATAAAATGGCATTAGAAGACGACGTATTAGAAAATAAATTAAAAACAGTATTCGGAAGTATTATAAAAAGAGGACTGCTTAGAAAAAGATTAGAAGGAGGAAATCCATTAAACATTAGAAGAGATGAGTTTTCACCAACTGATACTAAAGTAGAATATGAGGCTGATCAATTAATAACTCCAATGGGAGGTATATACAGTGCATTAAAAAGTGTAGATGATTATGTACTTGCAAATAGACCTGCGCCTGGGGAAGATATGAATAAGGTTAAAAAAGAAATGTGGAGAGAGTTCTCAAGACAAATGTCAGCAGAAATTTCTAAAAATATAATAGACTGGTTAGAAAAAGATGTTGTTGCAGATTTAGCCCATGAAATTAATGAACAGATTAAAAAAGCCGATATTACAATAACAGTACATCCTGGAGCAACATTAGATCAGGTAGTAGCTGGAACCACTATAACATATGTGGCTGCTGCATATAAATCAGGTACTGATATTCAACCAAGTGCGGTCAAGATAGAATAATTTAATAGATATATAATTCATAAGTTTTAACCTTTAAAAAAAATAAAATGATAGAAAAACAAAATGCCGAATGGTTTGACAAAGACGGCAATTTCGATTGGGATGGATATGAGTCAACGTGTCCAAAAGTTTTAAGAACCCCAAACCCACACATAAAAGTAGTAAACGATAAACACAAAGTATATAGTAGAGAGCCATATGCTCAAGATATGTATAATAGAATGGTAGGTCATATTGAAGAAAATGACATTATTACTCATATTAAATATGGATCTGCATACAAAGGTAAAGTGTTTGCAATTACTGAAGAAACGGCGAGTGTAGATATTGGCTATAGACAATTAGTTTATGTAAATCTTGCTAAAGAAGAAGGTGAATTTAAAAACATTCAACCTGGAGAAGAGGTAAGTGTAATAATTACTTCTCCGTTAAATGATGATAAAAAGCCAATAATGGGTAGTGTTAGTGAAGGAACTAAAAGAGCTACTTTCCAAGAAATGTTAGAAGCTATCGAAGATCAAAGTACTGCTTGGGTAGGAAAGGTTAAAAGAATGTTAGAAGATGCTGGTTATATGATTAGTGTTAATGGCATTGACTGTTTTATGCCAGGTAGCTTAGCAGGTATTAATAAGCTTCATGATTTTGAAAGTGTAGTTGGTGAAGAAATATATGTTGTACCTGTTAGTTTTTCTAAAGAAAGAAGAACAATGGTTGTTTCTCATAGAGCCTATCTTAAAACATTAATTCCAGATGCTATTGAAAACCTTAAAGAAAATTTAATGGAAGAAATAACTGGAACTGTTACTGGCTCTGCAAAATATGGAGTTTTCTGTGAATTCTCACGATGTTTAACTGGTATGATTCATGTTAATGATTTAAACGGTGACGCTTTAGTTAGACATAAGAAAAGAGAAATTCAGCCTGGAGAAGAAATTAAATTTAAGGTTAAAGATATTATTTCAAACTCTAAAATTACATTAACTCAAAGAGATGATGTGGAAATGAATCCATGGTTAGAAATTAATAAAAAATATAAAGTACCTTCTGAAGTTGATGCTACTATAAAAACATGTAAAGATTATGGGTTATTTGTTGAATTAGAAGCTGGAGTTGTAGGACTATTACATGTTAGTGAAATAGGTGAAGATAAAATAAAAGAATATAAGCCTAAACAAAGTATTAAGGTATTAATTACGAAAATTGAAGAAGATACTAAGAAAATATTCTTAAAGTTACCTAAGGAATAAGTTAGGTAATAAATAAATGTGATATATAAATAAATAATTATTTAATATTGCATGCTAACGTATCAAATTACAAAACATAAAAGTAAAGAAAACATTTTACAAGACTCTCTTGTCGGAATAGAATTTGAGTTTTATTCTGACAAAGAGCTTGAAGATGTTAGAAGTGAAATTTCTACTTTATTAAGTAAAAAAATCAGATTAGAGGGTAAAGCACATAGTGACTTTGTACCGACTAAAGATGAATATAAATTAGAACCAGATATGAGTGGAGGTAAAGGGCTTATAGAGCTTATTACTGCTCCTATTCCATACAATATTGCAAGAAATACTATACTAAAAGTATTGGCTTGGATTCAAGAAAACGGTTACACTACTGACAAATGTTCAATTCACTTAAACTTAAGCTTTAATTCTAAAAAAACCGGTAAACCTAATTTAATTTCTAAAATGGATTCTCTTAAATTTGTTTTAGGTTTTAATGAAACTGAGGTTTATAAACTATTTCCAAATAGAGAAAATAGTGTATATGCAAAGTCTGTAAAATGGATAATGCCTAAAATTGATTATAATTATTATGATGGTCAAAATATTAATGGCCACGTTTTTCATTTTCCTAAAGAAAAATATTATGGAGTTAACTTTGAAAAATTAAAACAAGGTTATTTAGAGTTTAGATATATTGGTGGTAAAGACTATGAAAAGAAAACTACTAATATATTATATTTACTAGATCGTTTCTTATTACAACTTTGGTCAATTGCTAATCAAACTAAATATACTGATTTAAACTATATAGAACTTAAAAAAATTCTTAATAGGAACCATAAGTTTACTGAAATATTAAAAGATTGGAAAAAGTTAAAGGTTTATTATCCTGAAATTAATTTATATGTTGATTTAAAAGAAGATGAAAAAATAATTGATATGTATTGGCCAAAAATATTAATGGAGGTTGTGCAATTAATTAGTCATGGAGGATTAGAAAAAGGAGACATTAATTATGATAGTGATATTAGTAGAGTGCAAGTAAGGGATGGTAAATTACCATATTGTTTTGAATTAAGCAATTATGATTTTATAGACTGCGAAATTGCAGGTTCATTAAGTTTTTGTGACCTTTTTAGAAGTCAAATTAACAGCGCTACTTTATTAAGATGTAATTTATATCAAGGAACGTCAGTTGAAGGTAGTAAAATAGAATCATGCTATGTTAATCAAACATGTGAAGTTAAAAATAGTTATGTGTTTCAGTGGGATTCTGTATTTAAAGGTAAAATGATTGGTGGAATATTTAGACATGGTCAAATAAGTAAGGAGGCTGAATTTGATAATACTGAAATAATAACAAGTAAAAAAATTAATTAAAAATGAGTGATATTAGAAGCGGCGATAATGTAGATTTAAGTCAAGGTAGAGATTATGGTACTGATTGTTTAACTGAATTCTTAAATGAAATTGGTTCAGAAATAACAGGTGCATGTATGATACCTCTTAATTTGCCACAAGCTGAAATAATAAACATTATAAAAAGAGCCGTTAAATGGTTTAGAAAAAATTACGAATATAGTCTTAGGGAAAACTATTTCCATGTTCCAAACAGTGTATTTAGTAGCCAAAGTTTTAAGACAACTAGAACTTTAAACTTTCCTAAAGAAAATGCAACGTCCGGTGCTGGCGAAGTATTTTCAATATATGGAGTATATGATCTTGCATCTGGCTGGAACACAGGTGGTAGTGGTTTAGATTTAAGATTTAGTAGTGGTGCAGATTTTAATATTGAAAAAATGTTTTTTAGCAATTCATTTGCAGGAACAGGAGCTGCTGAATCTGCAGAAGAACTTCAATATTATGTAATTAATCAAAGTTATTTTGACATGGCTCGCCAAATCCTAGAGAATCCTTTAAGTTTTAGTTACTCACAATTAACAGGTCAGCTTAAATTTATGGGAGATACACCAAAGGGTGATGTAATTATTGAGTGTTATGAAAGTATTGAGAACTGTGCACTATATAATGATGAAATATTTTTTAGATATGTTTCAGCCAAAGTAAAACAAGCAGTTGGTGCTAAATTAGGAGTCTTTAAATTTTCTTTACCAGGTGGTGTAGAGATTGACTATGATGGTATTAAATCTATGGGAGATGAGGAAATGGACAGAGTACTTGAAGAGATTAAAGGAGATGAAGGTGTAGATTGGATGATGCACTCATAAAAAAACAGATAAATAATTAATGGAACTGTATATAAAAACAATAGGTGATCCAAACTTTGATGAAACAGGGGTTGATGTTGAAAATGAATTAAGTCAACTTTTAATTCAAATTGAAACTCTTCTTTTTACAAATAAAGGAGATGTTTTAGGACAGAGTGAATTTGGAGCAGACCTTGAAAAAATGATATACAGTTTTAATTTTAATGAATTTGAAGTTAAAAAAGCAATAGAAGATCAAATAGAAATATATTGTCCACTTGCGAATAAATATGGCACTAAAGTCGATGTTGAATTTACAAGAGGAGAAGTTAGAGATATTGCTCAAATAAACATAGAAGTAGACACTAAATATTTAGTTGGTGTTTATGTAAATTAAAAGATTAAAGAATGGCAGATTTTAAATTTTTAGATAAGGCTAGAGCTACTGCGGGAGACATTGTATCTGACACAAGGTCTTATTTAAGTAGAGTTTATAAGAAAGCCGGAAATTATTTTACAACGGCAAGTCCATTTTCTCAAATCCTTGAGGTAATGGCCGAAATGAATGAGATGCTCTTGTTCTATATAGAGGACTCTACTGTTGAACAGAATATTTATACAGCTCAACAGCCTGAATCAATTCATGGACTTGCAAGACTTGCTGGACATGATGCAACTAGAGGCTTTGCAGCAACTGGTGAAATCCGTTTTAGATGGAAGCCAGGTGCAGGTGACGATGTTGCAGGTGGTAATTTAATTATTGATCCGAATACAGAAATAACGTATGACAATAATGGTTTAACTTATTTTTTAAGAACTGATAAAGATGAGTTTTTATTACCAAAAAGCAGTAATGATTGGGTTAGAGCAAATATTATACAAGGAACTCTTGAATTGCAAAGCCTTACAAGTAATGGGGAAAGTATGCAAAGTTTTAATATACAAACAAAGGGTACTACAGATCATAATTTAGTAAAGGTTAGCGTCAATGGTGAACAATGGACTAAGTTTAATTCATTGTATGAAATGTTAGCAAGTGATAAAGGCTATTTAGTAAAGACTGGAATTAGTGGTGGTTTAGACATTTATTTTGGAACCGGTAATTTTGGAATTGTACCAGCAAATGGTGCTGCAATTGAGGTTGAATATATCAAATGTGACGGTGCAGAAGGTAACTTAAATCAAGCCGGAGACTTAACATTTAAATGGATCGGTGAAGGTAAAGACTCAACAGGAGATACCCATGATTTAAATGAATTATTAGAGACTGAAACTTCTACAGCTCCGTTTATGGGTGCAAATCCTGAAACGCCTGAATTTACAAAGTTAATGGCACCATTAGCAAGTAAAAGTTTTGTACTTGCAAACCCAGACGCCTATGAATATTTTTTAAGTAGATATGCACAATTTAGTTATTTAGATGCATACAATACTACAAGCGATGGGTATTTAGACGATGATAATGTAATTTATATTTTTGCAATTCCAAATTTAGAGAAAAGATTATTAAGTGGAACTGACTATTTTTCAGTTGATGAAAGTGAGTTTTTCTTTGGAAAAGATGAGACTGATAGAATGCTTGGTGTAATTGAAGATAGTGGTCAGCAAATGGTTACAAGTGAAGCAATCTTTGTAGAGCCAGAAGCTGTTAAATATAGAATGGACGTTTCTGTTAGATGGTTTGAAGGCTTTAAGCAACAAGATATTTTTAATGACATTAGAGCGGCTATTTCAAAATATTTAATAAAAATTGTACGTAGAGACAAATTACCTAAGAGTGATATTATTGCAATTATAGAAGGTATTGAAGGCGTAGATGCAGTAAATGTACAATTTGTGTCAAGTATTGAAGAGCAAGCAAGAAAAGATGGATATTATACTTATAATCAAGTTACTGTAACACCATCAACTCCAGAATTAGAAGGAGCAGATGGAGATCAAAAAAGACTTGTATTTTTTAAGAGAACTGAAGAAACTAAGAAAGTAATATTGGATAATCCTGAATTATTAGTACCAGTGACTGGCGAGCAGGCTATAAAAGATTGGTATAATAAAATAGGACTTGATAAATATGGGGATATTATTTTAGATAAACAAGAAGTAGCGGTATTTAGAGGCGGATGGGAAGATAGAGATGGAGAACTAGTAAAGGATGAGCCAGCAATTGGAGAAATGGCTTCATTATCAGTTTACTTTGATAACCCTCCAGTGCCAAGAACGATTTATAGTAGAGTTCAGGCAGGAAATAGAAGAGCAAGATAATGGGATTGTACGACGATTTATATAGATATAAGAGAGTAAAAATCTACGATGTTAGAAAAACTGCAAAGGATAATAAAAAACATTTAGGTTATAATTATAAAAATGATTTAATAACAAATAGAGTTTCTGGACACATTGTTAGAAATCAAACAATGTTAGATTTTGTGCAATTTTGTACAGACTATTTTTACAATACAATTAAGCAAATTCGTGTAATGAAAAACTGGAAAAATTACACAACAAACAAAGATGATAAAAACATAAGATAATGTCAAAATACTCATATTTAAGGTTTTTTAATGGAGTTGAGAATGAATTAAATCTCGACTATGATACTACTAATGAAAGATGGAGTGGTGTTGTATATTTACCTGAAGTATCAGTAGGCTTATATGAGACTTTTAACTTATTTATATTAGAAGAGCTTGTAGATCCTACAGGTTATGTTGTATATGGTAGACCTGTTTCTGCAGACAGCAATGGTAGTAATTTTAAATTTAGTTGGAAAGCCGACAGATATGCAAGTGAAGATATTTTTATTTATGGCACACAATTAGAAGATAACGTTGTAAAAGTACAAAATTTAGATGGTTTAAATATTCAAGTCTTAGATCACACAGACGTTGTTTCAGTCGTTGCTGGTTTAAAAACAGTAAATGATTTTACAAACAATGCAATTCAAGCAAATATTGCTCTTTCATCTAAGGCTGAAAAAAGACATGAAAGAACTTTAATAATTACAGATGATAGCGATGGTCATATAGTTGCTGAAATAATAATTTATGGAGAGACTGTAGGTGAAGATGAAAGAATGAGAGACCTGCTGCAAAATTTAGGTGCTACTCTTGATGATGGTGATTTTATAATTTTTAAAGAGCATGATATTAATGAAATGGGAATCGATTGGATGCTCATGAATCAAAAAAGAAAAGAGCTACTTTTAGAATTACATAATATTAAACCATTTATTGGAACTTATAAAGCTGTCTTAAATGCAATTGACTTTTTCGGCTATAATAATATTACACTTAAAGAATATTGGCTAAATATAAATCAAGACAGCGATAGCTTTGGAAAACTAAAAGCAGTTTCAGTTCCAGATAAAAATGCAGGCTTTAGTTATAAGAAAAGAAAGCAATTTAATTTGCCTTCTACAACGATGAAAAAAACAAGTCGTTTTTCTTTAGTCTATAAATTAAACGAACCTAACGGTACATTTGATTATTGGGATATTCCTAATGTTGATGAAGTATTTGACTTTACGCCTGAAGAAATTTTAATTAAATTATATGGTCTTAAAAATAAACTTCAAAGAGATTATCTTCCATTACAGGCTAAAATTATAGATATTACAGGAGAGGGTACTTATTTTGATCAAAAGAATTTGAATGTTTGGAATAATCAACAACCTATCGCTTCCTTTAATGAGGGTAAAGATGTTGAATTTAGAGTATATCCTGAAAACAAACAACTTTATATTGAAGACTACGCCTTAGTATCAAACAGCGGTGTATTAATAAATAATGTTGATTTTAAACCTATTCAATTAGATGGGTTTAGTAGCTTAAACGAAACTGATTATGAAACGTTATTATTAGATTTTGAAACATTTTACAATAACTACTATATAAATAAAAAGGAAACTTTTAATAATGATACTCCTGGGGAACATTCTATTCCGGTTGGAGCCCCTGTTGTTTTAGAGTGTACATCACTTCCACATGAATGGGAATTTGCTAATTTTACTTGGTTAGATGCAATTGACCCTACAATTACATGGAATAATTGGTGGAAGCAACATGTTTATGAATTAGAATGGGTAGTTACTGGACCTAAAGGATATTCACAAAATTTTAGAGGTAGTATTGGTTATTATGAGGCTGATGGAACTTTTCATCCAGGTTTCTTAAGGTTTCCTATGATTGTTCCACACGAAGGAGACTACAATGTTGAGCTTAGGCTGTATGATTTACAAGGTTTTATGAGTTTTAGAAAAGAGTCTAACTTATTTAACGTTAAAGTAAAACCACTTGAAATTTATGGAATTTATCAATGGAAAGAAGATAATACTTGGAAAGATTGGAAAACGCCATGGAATAAAACAGGTGGATACTGGGACATTCCTTCAGAAAATTTACAAAAAGTAGAAGATAGTTTTCAGTCTCTATACCTTACAATGGATAGGGCTAACTATATTAATGATGAGGGTCAAGGTAAAATATTTAGTACGGTGAGAAGATATATTGACACAGATTTATCTAATCCTACTGGTTATTTAGAAACTACAGGTCCTTATGGCTGGGATGAGATGGAAAACATAAGATGGATAGATGGTAAACATAATTGGTGGAATGCCACTAGAATTGGAATGGATTTAACTTCTAGTTTTAAAATAGACAACATTCAACAAGGTAGTGTTTTAACTTTAACTCATTTAAATCCAAGTACAAATTTAATAGAAACGGGAACACAAATTATATCCTCTGCTACTCCAACTAGTAACAATGATATTGCGGGTTGGCAAGCAATTGCAGATGAACTAAATTCTTCTATTAATCCAATTGTTAGTAAATTTAACTACAATCCAGTGTTCGAAGACACTAACAATGACGGTAATAGTGATATATTCCTATTTATAATATGTGTAGGAAAAGGTTATTCTAGGACATATGATTTTGAAACAGTTCAGCTTTCAAATGGAAATGTTTTAGGAGAAGTACATTATGTAAGCTACAATCCTACGTTTGATACTGTTAGGATAATTAACGGTAGCGCGGAAATAGAAAGATCAACACATGTTACGTTTGCTTTAGATAAATCACAAATGGCGGGTATTAAAAACCCGGTTTGGAAGATATATAAAGATAGTAGTCAAATAGAACGTGATATATATTATGATAATATGTGGTTGACATATGTCTTTAAGGAAGCAGGTTCTTACAGAATTTCAGCTGAGGTTGAAGATACTAATGGCAATACTAATATTGTCGAAAGAAATATGATAATTGTAAAATAAAAAAAATAAAACTATGGCGGTTACAGAAATTTTAGGAACAGATTCTCTTTCTTCATCAAGAATTACTCTTAATGATAATTTCACAACAATAGAAGATGAAATAACAAGTTTAAAGGGGTATTTGGATCCAACTGCTGCAACTCTTTCAGGAGTTACAGTATCAACAAGTCAACTTTCAGTAGATGGCGGAACAGCAATTAATGCTACTTCTGCAACTATTGGTGTTGCAACAACAATTCTCGCGAATGCTAGTTTTGGCGCTGCGATAATTAAGAGCGGTGTAAATGGTACAGCTGCTGCTCCTTTAACATCAGACATTACGTCTTTTGCACATTCGGCTTACTTTATTGATCCTACTTCTGGAATTAATTTAGGAACTACTGCAACTGATGGTTATGAAATAACATTAATTGCAACAGCAAGCGGAAGCGTTACTGGTACTTTTGGAGGAGGAACAACGGCAACATTTAGTGCTGCAAATGAAACACTTACATTAAGAACTTTTAATAGCGTATGGTATGTAATTAGTGCAAACGGTGCAACTGTTGCTTAAAAATAAACTTATTATAAATGGCTACACCACTGGTTAGAACACCACAGATACAGGGAGGAACAATGTACGCTTTTGCGAGTGGTACTAGAGATTTGACTAGAGCGTTCCAAAATCCAGATATTAAATTTGAATTTAGTAAATATGCTCTATTAGATATTCCTAATTTTGAAGAGCCTGTTAATGGTAAAAATACTGTAGACTTTGATCAGATGTTAGACTATAGTAATGTAGCCTACTCTCCAGTTGGAAACGCTGGACATGATTTTGCAATTACTTTTCAAAACTATGCTCTTAACTTAGAAGAGCTTATTTTACAAGATGACGACTTTGATAGTGCGTTATATGGTTCAGATGCTGAGCAAATATTCTTTAAGTGGTTACATAAAATGGGTGCAATCAGATTTAAAACCGCCGATTCAACTGAAGCAACTCTAACAGGTTTAACTACTGAAGAATTAAACGCAACAGGCACTGGTACAGACTATGATAGAGTAGTTAAATACTTAGGAAGTATTGACGTTGGTAACGATATTCAATATAAAGGCAACGCCTATCATGAAGTATACATTAACGTACCGTCATCCATTGGGTTTACCCCAACTGTTTTATTTAATTCTAAAACATATAACACCACGGCTAACAAGATTTATCCTGAGGCAATAGTTAACGGTAGAAATGGACAGACACATCCGGATGTCAATATGGATTTAGAAACCTTAGTCGATGCTGTAGATACTTCTGATCCACAAAACTTAATTCCTTATTATAATATTGATGTAAATTCAACTCCTAATTTTGGAATTGATTGGACAGCTGCAGACTATCATGGCATTGCTTCAAATTCAGACATAAACACTTTACAAGATTTTTCTAAACAAGGAGGAGACTTTAGATTTAATGCAATTCTTGTTTATTATGATTTATATAGTGAATCTGTTCCGGCAAATAGAGAAACTAATCTATATGGTGTATTAATATTAGATAATCCACAAGATAATCCTGGTGCAGCAAATAGTTCTTATATTCCTGAACTTATTAAATATAAGCCAAATGAAATTACTGGCTTAAATGGAAATGCGTTTGGCCTTAAATTAAATATTAAATTTAATTCATCTCTCGACAATGTTGGTGTTGAAGTAAATATCAATGATTTTACTACATTTTCTATGGATTTATTCATGGATACGACGAGCGCCTTAGAGAATGCTGGTAAATTATTATCAGATGCAAATGCAAGATACAGTAGAATTAAAAATAGAGTTGACGAATTAGAAAACTTAGTAATGTCAATGGATTCAAGTACTGAATTACTTAGTAGAATAACTCAACTAGAAACAGAATTTCAAAACACGTCTGTTAATTTAGCAGATAGCGATAGTCTTTTACAATTAATCACAAATGCAAATCAAAGAATTAATCAACTTATAGATGGTACTATTCCGTCAGAAGTGCAATATAATGTTGATGTTCTTTTTAATGGACCTGGTATTATAGTTGATAAAACAGTTCCTAACAAAATTAAAATTAAAAATGATTTAAAAGCCTACGTGTTTGGAAAGCCATTCTCTTGGAATGAAAGCACGTTAACGGTTTCTAATGAAATTACAAGTTCAAATCAATATGATCCAGGTAATGCAACTGGTTTTGGTATTTGGACAAGACTTAAAGAATTTTCTAACCAACTGAGACTTGCGGGTAAAACCACTACTCAGGCGGCTGATAATAATATTAATATATACATAGATGATAAACTTATAAAATGGCAAGATGGTCAAAGCTATAAGGTTGTTTTTGAAGCATTAGACTTAAATAGCAACAACATCAATGTTTACACAAACTATTCCGATAGTTTTAATACACTTGTTGGAAGCGTTTCAAGCGCAGAGGTTGGAAGCAACCCATACTTTGAAATAGTTTGTACAAATGCGGCAACGTATGAATTTGAAATAGACGTTATAAGATAATAAATGGACACACAAAACTCATTTTCTGGAATAATTAAGCAATTCACACAGATGAATGCCAATGCGTTAGAAACTTTTGAACGTATTAATGAGGCAATTACTAGTGAAAAGGATTCAATTACAGTTTCAGTAGACCTTTTTGGTACACCAGATGACGACGGTGTTACTACAATTAAAACTTATCAAATACCATCATTTGGTTTTATTGATAGAGAAATAAAAAGATTAGAAAATAATATTAAAGCACTAAGCGGTGTCGGAACTGCAGATGCAACTGTTCAAATGCCAGATGGTAGTTTTAAAAAAATTATTTCAAGAAAACTTAAAACTCCAGCAAATGATTTAACTTCAATTGCTCTTCCTACAGAATTTGAAACTACTGATAATGACTTTTTTGAAGATTATTTAAACCCATTATTAACTGTTAAATTTGATGTTAGTGGACAAATTGCAGCTGACACTGAAAGAGTTTTAGTAAAAAGATATATTTTCCAAGCAAATGATGAGTTTGCTGCTGCCTATTTTGATGACAACTACAGAAATGTGGATGAAATAGATTATCAAACACTTGTTGATGGTTTAGTAAGCAGTGGAGCAAATGCAACAATTGATGAGCAGGTTAGAGACTTGCCATTTAAATCAACACAATTTTATGGAGGTTTTGATGTATTAGCAGTTGAAGATGCTGAAAGAGAATTTATAGTTGATGGAGAGCCAGTGATTAGATCAGTAAAATTATATACTTTAAATAAATTAACGTATACTGATGGAGAAAAAGCATTAAAAGACACGGAGTTTATTTCAATCGGAGATGAGTTATTAGTAAACAGTGGAAACAATAACACGAGGTATAGAGTTCAAAATGTATACAGTGGAACTGGTCAAGTTGAATTAAGGTTAACTGAAGGTTTTGATAGTATTAAAATAGGAGCTGATCAATTAAGAATTTATAAGGCATTAGAAAATACAGTTGCATTAAGCATTAACCTTGGATTCGATGAAAGACAAGTAGTGTTCTTTAAATCAATTGACCCTGATTCTAAAATTATTGCAGAAAACTGGTCACCTGGTGTAGGTTTTTACTCAAATGATTTAACAATTGAAAGTCAAACAGGAGGGACTCAAACATTGTCTGCATTTTATAGAGATAGTGTTGCTGATTTTGGTCAATTTATTAAATCATTAAAAGAAGATTTTATTCCGCCAGCAACTGTTGGTATTACTCCAGACCCAGTATTATTAGATGCTACTAATTTCCAAGTAGTACAAATTAATACTCACTTAACGGAGAACGATGCATTTGATAGCATAAAGAAATTAAACAATGATAAAATTACAATTAGTGAAAGTATTAAGAAATTAGATGACACTATTGTAAGTAAGAGAGGTGAGATAGCAACTAAGAAATATAAGTCTGAAATTGAAAAAAGTAAAGACAAAAATAACTTAAATACGCTTATTGAAAAAAGAAGTGGAGAAGCACAATTATATTCTTCTGTTGTAAATCAAATTCAAAGTATTAGCACAGATCAAAATGTAAAAGACATTAAGCCTAAATTTAGAGTTAGAGGTTTTTGGAAAATACCTGAAGCTAAGACAAACGCAGATACACTTCCTCAAGAAATTGTAAAATTTAAAATTCAATATAGATATGTTTCTGCAAGTGGCAAAACAAGTAATATTGAACAAATACCTTTTACACAAGATAATAAAACTACTACTGCAAGTTTTTCAAACTGGAATCAATATGAAACTCCAACTAGAAAGAGACAAAGAGATGTAATTACTGGTAAATATATTTGGATAACTGAAAGTGTTGAAGATGGCCAAGAAGTAAATTTCAATCAATTAGATTTACCTATTAACCTTGGTGAAAATGTTGAAATTAGAATGAAAGCGGTTTCTGAAGCAGGCTATCCTTCAAATCCTATAACTTCTGATTGGAGTGAAACTATTTTAGTTCAATTCCCAGAAGGCTTATTAGATACTACTGACATTATTAATCTTGTAGATGAAAATAGCAAAGAAACTACTTATGTAAAACTTGTTGAGGAATTAGATTCTAAAGGAGTTTATAATCATATTGCTGATAGTTTTACAGCTAATGAAAAATATTTTACACATGGTGCAACTTCAATTGCATCAGGGTTTTTATCTTCTGAACAAACTCCTATTAGTCTTTTTGACAAATTAATAGATTTACAAAGAGAAATAGATAGCCTTAGAGAACAATTAGAAAATGCAGAAGGAGAATTAAAAGTAACTATTGTAGATGAAGAAGGAAATACTACTGCAATAGATGCAAATGCAACTACAAGGTTATTTGCTGGTTATTATGTAAATGAGGTTGCCGATCTAAATATTAAGAAAGGGCATATTGTAACTAAGACATTTAAACTATTATTAGAAAATAGTAAAGCAACTGATCTTGAATTAATCGCAAGAATGATAGGTAAAAGAGATGAGCCTGTACATCATTCATCTGCTCAAGGAACAACAGAGGCAGATTTTGAAATGGGAACTCATGATTATACTCCAGATCCAATTACCGGTTCAATACCACCTATTGTATTAACTGATAGAATTCAAAACGATACTTATTATACAGTTGAAGGTAAATATGATTTAGTTCCAATACAATATCAAAACATTTCGAGCGATGAATTAGCAGAATATCATAACGACGATGCTCCTTTTCAATCGGCTCAACAAAAAGGTCAATTTATTTATAGTAGATTTATGGATGTTGCTGGTGAAAAAGCGATGTATTCAACTTCTCCTCTTGATCTTTTAACTGGAGATAGAAGTAAGGCAGATTCTCAAACTGAAGAAACTAGAGCGTTTGAATATTATGGACAAACCGCTACAGGAACTGCAGGTTCTTTAACTACTGATTTTATATGGGCAGGTGAGCATGAAACAAATGGAGATCCTAAAGCAATTGTATTAGATACTAATCTTTCTAATACTAGAGTAGATGGTACAACTCCATCAACTCCTGCTTGGATAACTTCTGCAGACTATGATGAAAACATATATGTTCACGTAGATCACCCTAATATTGCAGCTGGATTTAATTCAAATGATCCTACAAGCCCTACTTGGGTACCTAATTATACATCAATGGCCAAGTTTGCGACACTAAGATCAGATGGAAATCCATATTTTCAATTACAGACTCCATATAGAAAAGGTACAGATTTTGGTAGAACGGTAAAAATGTCCTTTGAAGACAATGACCAATTTTTATTAGGTGGTAAATCATGTGGTTCATACCTGTTTTTATCTCCTACAAGAATTGGAAATTTATCAGTTGATGGAGATAACAAATTTGGTAAAAGAACTATTGGTAAATTAGATAGTAAGCAAGTAAATTCTACAAGTAGTAAAGCACCTAGCATAGCGATAGATGTTGTATTCCAATACAGAATGACTGACTATTTTGGAGTTACAACTCCAGGTGTTGATACATCAGATGGTAGATTAGGTGGAATGAATACTACTAAAATAGCAAACTTAACTTATTCTAAAAAAATAGGTATCGATTTATTCGATTCTTTTGATAATCAATTTTCATTTGATTTAGAAGTATTTGCAAAATACAAACCTAGAGGATTTAACTTAAACAATACTAAAACAGTTAGACTTCAAAAGCCTATACCATAGTCCATGTATTAAAGGTGATATATAATTTTAAGAAATTATATGCTTAAAAATAAATAGATTAATGGCTAGAAGTATTAGAACAGATATCGAGAATAATGGCAAAATAGATCATGTGTCAAGGCCTATTCTTAGGACTAATCCCTCTCTTTCAACTAATGTTAAATTAATAGTTAGTGACGAGGAGATGTATCTTGAAAGCATTAACGCCTCAAGTATTTTAGCTAATTCAAATTATAAAAAATATTTAATTAAAGATAGTGGATCATATGCCTATGATCTTGCTAAATTTTGGAGATTAAATTCTACTCCACTAGATTTAGCATTTAAAACTAAAAGAGACTATTCTGATTTTTCAATACTTGATAGCTATGATAAACAATATGAGGAATCCTATTCCTATGGTACCTCATTAAACTACTCTAAACTATACGATTATAGTTATAGAATGTTTGCTCCAATTTGGTTAGATAAAAATATTCCTTCTAAATTTATTATTTATAAAGTAGAAGATCCTGTTAACTCAGCTGAGTTTGACAATTATAATAATTTAAGTAGAATTAATGAAATGCTTTCTAAGGCTACTTTAATAAAAACAATAGACCTTTCAGAAAATAGTAAAATTGGAAAATATTTAAGAAACTATGTCAATGATGATAACTTTCCTAAATCTCCAATTACTGTTTCTTTTAATAAAGACGAAAAAACTTCTTATAATGGAATTGACTTAATTAAAGGTGGTTTCGTTAATAAAGGAGAATTTCAATATAAAGATACAATCGACGTAGATAAACCCTTAATTGAATATAATCAATTTATAACAGACGGGTTTTACAGAAATTCTTTAGTATGTGCTAATTTAATTAATTTAGAATTTTTATTCGATGATGAAGAAAGTGCAGAGTTTTCTATAAATAGATATTTTGGAATTTATGTAGATGAACATAAAATAGGAGAAGGTTCCGTAGAAAGCATTAATCAAGATTTAGTTAAATTTTCAAATATATCACATAACCTAGACTTAAATGGAAGTGCTGATTTTTATTCTATTCCAAGCTCTGATTTATATAACAGAATCCCTATGTTAGGCTGGGTAAAAAGTTTTTCAAATTATCACAATGTAAAAAATGGAGCAACTTGGGATTATTCAAATTTAGAATTAAAAATAGATACAAACGGTCAAGACTATAATTTATTTACAGGAATTAAAAAAACAGAAAGATCTGTTGAATTAACTCAAAATAAAGAGGCCGTTTCAGATTTTTTAAAAATAAAAGTAATTGATAATCCTATAGATGGAGATGAGTTTGGACTACATTCTCTAAAAAGACAAAAATTTGTAATTTCTGTTGTAACAAATGTTAATACTAATAATGTTATAATTGAGGATGTTACTACTGGATCTCAGTTAATTGCAACTGCTGGAATAACAGAAAAAGATACATTAGAAAGTGTTATAGCTAATTGGAATTTTAGTAAATATACACCTACCTTAGAATTTGTAGGTGGTAAATATCAAATAAGTGCTAAAGAAAACGAATATTATTTCGAGGAGGATCATGATTTTATTCCAATAAATGTTCCCGGTTTTACTATTTTAAAAGTTGAAAGAGCATATACTCCAATGAAAATTGTTGAAAACACTTTTGTTTGTGATAATTTAGTTAATAAAGGTAAATTTTCTAATAATAACTTTTCAGGAGGTGGAAGTTTAAATAACGTGGCAAATTCAATTTCTAATATGATAGAATCTCAAACTAGATTTGAAACTATTTTAAAAGAAAATATTATTTATATAAAGTCTCCAATAAAAGGTTACAATAGAAAATTAGCAGCTTTCTTGTTTAAAACAGGAAATACTCAATTTTTAGAAATAGAAAAAGGAGAAGATGTTACTAATTCTTTAAACATTTCCAATACACATTTATTATCTCAATCTGCGTACCTTTTAAAAGGAGGAAGTAATTTAAACGAATCTATTTATGTTAAAAAAGACGATGTTAGTCAAATAAACATAGGTGAATGTTTAATAGATAAAGATAATTCCTTTAATAAAATAATAGATATTGTTGAAGACTCTAGAACTATTGATTCTGAGTTTAGTTTATTAATATTAGAAAATAAAAATAAAGCAATTGGTGGAATTTCAAACGTTTATAGAGATTTTAAACTAGAATGGGGCATGTTTAGTGCATACGACATTTATGATTTTAATTTTGATTTTTATGATACTTCTAATTCTAATTTAAAAGAACTTGAATTAGAAGACGATTTTACATATCCAAACTCTTCAAATACTCCGGCTGCATATAGTGATTTAGAAGCTTTAAATAAAGGCAGTCTAGAATATTTTTCAGGATTAGTGCCTTTATTAAATGATGAAAAAACAGAAGAATCTACTTTAGAAAAAATATATAGCGAGTATGATAGACTAAAAGAAAACTATACTACTGAATTTTCAACTATTTCTAGAATTATACCTACTATAAATAAATGGTGTTTAAAAGATTCTAAAAATGTTAGAGAAAATCCATATTATTTAAACGTAAATGAAGCGTTTGGGGAATCTAACTTCTCTCCTAATTTAGAAGTTGAAGGCAGAGATGTTAATAAAATGACACATGAGTGGTTTTATATTGATAAACTACCTTCATATGTAGACGTTAAAAATAATAATGATCTATTTAGTTATATTAATTTAGCAAATGATGTAAGTATAAATATAAATGATTTAAAATCTGTTAGTTTTGACTATTTTAGTTCTTATTTTTTAAGTAATGGTCGTTTTGATATTAAACTTAATTCTACTTTTAATAAAAGCAGTGTTTCTAAAAAATATTCAATAATTGATGGAGGAAGTCAACAAGGGTTTGCTTCAACTATATTTAAAGGTTTAAAATTTACTCCTAAAATTAGAAAAGAATTAAGCCAAGAATTAACTAAAGAGTTTATAAAAAACTCTGAATTTAATGGGTATAAATTTTCAGCTTGTTTAATTACTACATTTGATGAAAATTCTCCAAATTCTTTAGACGTAAAGGTTATTGAAAATTTAAAATTTAAAACAATTACTTTAGTGTTAGATCTTTCATTAAGTGATACAAATTATAAATTCTTAAATAGAAAATTATTATATGAATTAGACCATAAAATAGACAATGGTGCTTTTGCAAATAGTCTTATTTCAGGAGCATTAGATCTAAGTTCTATTAATTTAACTCCTGCTACAACTACTGTAAGTGGCATAACTGCACTAGATGGTTCACAGCCTAATTTTACTACACAAATATTAAAAGATCCTATTACTGGAACATATAATGATTTGTTTATAACAATAGGAGGTTTAACATATTCTTTAACAGTAATTGATGTTGTGAGTGATAATGAATTAAAAGTAAAAGGTGGTTTAAGAATAGGCAATCCTTCAGTGGTTCAACCTTCTCAATATTACTCAGAAAACGATTATAAAGCCGCGATGTATGAATATTCATCTGGTGGAGTATTTGCACATAAGGCTATTTTAGAATTATTATCTGCGGGAAATGTTGCTAATTTATTTAACAATACAAATAAGGTAGAATATATTAGTGTCGATGAAGAAGGCTCTGAAACTTTAAATAGATTCTCTTTATCTATAGACGATGGTATTGAAATAATAAAGACATCTAATCTTTATGCAGAAGTAGATACTAATAAACCTAAATCTTTTAAATTATCTAATCAAGTTATAGGTTATAATATAGAAAATAGACCAGATTATTATGCGTTTTTAGTAAGACAAAATGGAAATTATTCAGTTGATATGAGGCCAATTGTTACATTTAGTGAACCATTTTCAATGCATAAAATAAATACAAATTGGACTACTGAGTTTTATGATAATAAAGTTTACAACTATGATATTACAGACGTTAATCTAAATAATTTAACAATCGCTTTATATAAGAAATTAAACAACTGTGGGGTTTTATTCAACGTTGGAGAGATAAAGGATAAAAACCACGATGTTAATTGGGGCACTATTAAAAATCACTTTTTTCATAAGGTAAATGAAATAGATACAGAAGGTGTAATTAAACTTTCAGAAGCTGATGATTTATTGCCTAAGTATCAATTAATAAATGAAATAGCCATAGATAAAAAAGATAAAAATGTATTTAAGTCTAGGTGGGAAAATAGTTATTATGTTAGAAGTTTAGATGGTGGTAAAGTTAATAATCTACCGGGTACTAAAAATATAATAGAAGAAAAAAGTTACATTGCTTCTAGTGTAATTAAAACTGAAAATTCTTATAGTCTTTTTGATTTTACTTCTAGAAAATTTAAAAACATAGAGCAACTAAATGATATTAAATCTTCTGGCGTTTCAAAACATGAAATAAATTTTATAGAAACTGAAAATGAAATTATAGCTGATTTTTATTTAAGTAAATCGTTGATTAGATTTTTAGATAATAAAGGAATTAGAAATGTTATAAAAAGATATGTTAATGTAGAAGATAGCTTTGGAAGAATAGACTCACTAGACGATGATATTGAAGGATATATTTCTGAAAATATATTAAATTTATATTCTATTGCTTCAATAGATTTATATGTTTTAGAGTCTAAAGAAATTACAACAAACATAGAAGCTGCTGATAGTCTATCAACAATTGGTGCTGGGAATTATGAAATTAATAATAATTATTCTTTTAAACTAGACCCTAAAGATCCTCTTAATTTTAGACTAATATATAATAAAAGATTAGGTTTCTCTTATGAGATCAGACCTTTAGTAAAAATAAAAGCATAAAAATGGCAATTAATATAAAAGAATTATTTAACGCAGATGCCGATAATATTAGAGTTGATAAGATAAATTATAACTTTGATCAGCTTCTTGCAAATGGAGGTGGACCTGCTGGGGTTAAAGGAGATCCTGGGATAACAGGCAATACAGGCACGAAAGGTCAAAAAGGAGAAATAGGAAACAAAGGTGATGAAGGAAGCAAAGGTGAACAAGGAACTAGTGCGGATTTATGGGATAGGGATGATTTAACAAGTGGTAGTAATGACTTTACAATATTAAGACCTTACAACCTTGAAGGAGGAGGCAATAGTGATTTTAGAACTAGAGTAATAATAGGGCAAGATACTAGTATTGCCATTGATACTGCGCCTACTGCGCCTACTTCATTATTAACAATTGAACTTCCTACTAATACTAATAATGATGTTACTTCTCAACTATCTTTTACTAATAATGAAACTGGAGATCCTAGAGAATTTAAAATGTCTACAGCCTATGAGGTTGGGACAGGTACTGAGTTCACAATTAGTGGAGCATCTGCTGTATTTGGAGAACAAACTGATTTTACAATTAGTATTCCTAACGATATTGAATTAGCTTCTAAAGTAATTAAGCTATCAGCTCAAAGTAATATAATTATTGAAAACACATCTCAAGGAAACATTACAATTGGTAATTTAAGCGGTGATACTTTTGACATAAATATTCTTTCAGATAATATTATACATTTAGAATGTTCTGATATAGAATTAGAATCGGGTAATATAGTAGCAAATGCTAGCGATATAGATATAACGGCTGCAAGTGGAACAATTGATTTAAGTTCTGATACTACTACATTAACAGCAGTTGTTAAAAATGAGTTAACTTCTGATTTAAATGAAATAACGGCCACTGGTCAAAATGTAATAACTGCATCATCGTCAGGTGAAGCAAATATTTTAAATGTTAATTCTGGATATGGTGTAAATGCTTTAAAAGTACTAGGAAATTCTAAATTTGCTACTAGTAGTCAAATAAATACATCTTATCAAAGTATTATATTTAATATGCTTAATACCGATCATGATGGAACGACAGGTGCTGGAACTACAGGGGCTGATCATGGAGATGGTATTGAATTTAAAGCAGGAGGAAGTGGTTCAAATCCTCCAACTGGAGATATTATTTTACCAGCTCCAAACAATGGTACACCTTCAAATGAAAGAACATTAAGTGACTATTTTGAAGCAGGTGATGTTAATCTATGGACTAGTGATGAAGGACATATTAAAAAATTAGATTCAACTACTGCTAACGTAAAAGAATGGTACGATGGTACCAATTGGGATAGTTATCTTTCCACTCTAGAGCTTGGTGTAGCTCAAGGACAAACTCAGTATAGCTCCAGTACTTGGGGGCATTTTAGTTATACTAAAATAGGAAACATTATACATGGACACGGTCACGTGAGAGTTTCTGGTCAAGGAAGTGGTACACAAGGTTCTGCAGGGTGGTATGGTGCAGATAATGAGAATAGAATGGCAATTGTTATAGACTTAAATAACAGCAATAAGTTCCCATACTTAAATAATTCAGGTTCACCATGTATTGTCGACATAAGTCTAGGAGGGTATGAAGGCAATTCATCAGGTTATGCTGCAATGGTTGGGACAGGTGATGGAACTGAAACTATATCTTATGGTGGACAGCCTTTTAATATAGATACATTTCAAAACCCAAAGTCTGGCCTTAATTCTTCTGACGTTGGTTTGAGTGCATTTAGAGACATTATACGTCTTAAAGGAATTATACCTGCTAATAGAAATGAAATAGCAATAGTATATGATGCTATGAACCCTGGTTTTAGTAGTACCGGTGGTTTACAAAATGATATATTTACATTAGGTTTTGCTCCAGCATGGGTGAGCACAGGAATTCCAGTTGTATTTAATTTTAGTTTTACGATGCAAACTGACTGGGATTCATATAATAGAATTGTAAATGCTGGTAGTATTAACAACCCTACAGATGATAGTTCATCAGACGATGATGATAGTGATGGGTAATGGCTAGTACTTTAAAAATAAAAAAATTAAATGTTTAAAAGCTTAGAAATAAAACCAATTCATTTCATATCGGTTATTTTAGTTCTTATTCTTCTATTAATGCATCAATGTAATAGAACTGCTAAAATAAAAGCCATAAATGGTGGTTTAGAGAAAAAAGTAGAGAGAGTTGAGGCAAATGTTATTGCTAGTCAAGATAGTGTTAAATATTATAAGAATAAAAATAACTTTTTAGTTAGTGAAATTACAGCATATGAATTTACAGCAAATGAATTAAAAAATGAAGCAAATGATTTATATACAAAGTATGAAGATGCGTTGGGAGATATTAAAAAACTTAAAAGAGTAAATCAATTATTAAGTGCTGAAATTAGCATTAAGGAAGTTGATACTGTTTATGCATTTATTGAAAGCGATTCAGTTTTATATTTTAATGATTCTACTGATTATGGAGATGGTAACTGGAGAAAGTGGAATAGTAAAATTAGTTTATTTGAAAAAGATAATAAATTAACAGGTGCTCTAAATAGTTTTAGTTATGAACAAGGAATTAAACTATACTCAAGCGTTGAGGAAATTGATGGCATTAAAAAAATTAGTATTGCTACAAAATATCCAGGATTAACGTTTAATAATATTGAAGGAATTAGTCTCATTGAAGATGAGATAAATAAAGCAAAAGAAGAAAATAAAAGTAGAGTTAGATTAGGCTTAGGTTTAGGTTATGGTGTAACATTTACTACTGGCAATTTAGTATATCATGGACCACAGGTTGGAGTGTTTTTAACATATACACCAAAATTGTTTAATTTTAAAAGAGATAAATAAATTATGGCAGAAAGTTCAAGATATTATAAAATTGATGATGATATACTCTTAGAGGTTATCTATCACGATCAATCTGATCCTTCTTCTTATGAAATAGAAGTAGATGATAATGGTAGTGAGATAAAAATATTAGACACTGTTCAAGGAGATTCAACTCAAGCAAGACATCTTATACATGAGCTTGGTAGTTTAGTAGTAAATTTTGATGTAACCGAAGATGGTGCATATGTTGCAGTTGAAGGATTTGCTGCAAGAACTTTATTATTAGAAGCTGGTAAAACTTATAAATTTAATTTAAGCGCACTTTCTACTCCTGCTGATTTTTCAATTACAGGCACTAACAATGGCGCAGGTTTAGTTGGAACAACATTTGTTTATATTCCTGCAAATACAGGTAATTACGAATATAAATTAACTAATTATATAGGTGGTAAAGTAACTGTAGGTAATGTTGCAAATCCATTATTTGCTACTCCCGATGAAGAAACTGGAAACAGTATAGTAACAGGTTCTGGCAGTATTGAAAGATACCATGCTGTAAAAATTAATGAAAATAAATACGCTCTTTTAGATAGCACAGACATATTTATAGACAGCGTTGAGTGGAATGGTTCTGATTCAGCAGATTTATTAACTAGTCAAACTAATGCGACTAATGTTGTTAATACTATTAAATATGATAAAGTAAGACTTCATTTAAGAAGTGGTTTTAGTTTTGCAGCAAGAGGCTATGAAGGTTTTTTATTCGAAGTAAAAACTAATAGAACTTCAGGAGTTCAAAACTTTTTAACACAAACTGTTTATTTAAACACTTCAAGTTTTGAAATTAAAAATCCTAGACCTTTTATTTTAAGTGAAACTTTATATAGTAATTTTATAGAAATTAAATTACCAACATTAAAGAGTCAATATAGTGATTTTGAAGATTTATTTTATGACAATGGAGCCGGCGCTAGTGATTTAGATGCTACTTCAAATTATGATATTTCTTTAAAGTTAATTGACAACATAGAAGATACGGCTGGTATTGATTATATTTATACAGGAGAAGAAACTAATTTTATAGTTGCTAAAGAAGATGAATTCCAAGATTTTACAGTTGTTGTAGAAGAGGCAACTGATGGGGACTACTTTGAAATATATGGTGAAAAAGACAATAGTGCTGCTGATTTTGAGGCTTATATTATTAATAGAATATCAACAAGCTCTGATGATATTTCAGTTATATTTGATATTATAGTAAATGAACAAATAGGTACAAGTTTTATAGAGACTTATGCGACTTCAATTACACAAACACAAGATTTTGAAGAGCCAATTCAATTTAGACCTATTATAAAAAATGCAAATAACGCTGCAAGTTTTATGATTGACGTAACAATGAGAATTTATAATCAAACTGATAATACTCAAATTGTAAAAAGAGGAAGTTTAATTGGTAACAACGCGCCTAAGTATGGCAAGAGAATGATGAAAGTAAATATAGCATCAAGTGCTAATTTAACTAGAGTTTATAATACTCTTCCAAATTTACAAGCTACGAGAAATGCTGCACAGGTGGTTAATTCTAGTTTACCTAAAGCTCAGGTAAAATATGCACCTGCGTTTGTTGAAAGATTAAATGTTGTTGTAAATGTTGGTAATGTAACGATTGACGATGGGCAAATTACATCTATTAACAATGATAATGGTTTAGAAATATCTCCATTTGACACATATATTAAGTTTAGTATTTCAAAAATAGACGGAGGAGAAAGAAAATCTGTTTCATTTACTAACTTAAAAAATGTTAGACTTAATTTTGCTGATGGAATTTACTTTAACAATATTACAAGTTTTAAAGATGTTGATTTATCTAAAGGCGAGGTATTATTTAAAATAGATAAAGCTAATGCTACTAAATTACAAGGTTTAAATAATAAAAAGTACTATATTTCAATAGATAATGGTAGCACTGAAACTATGGTATTTAAAGGTGAATACTCAGCAATATGATTTTAGATAGTAGAAATAATTCATTTGATTTTAGGTTTCCTAGGAAATTTGTACCGCAGGAAATTGTAGATAAGTATAAGCCTTATTTGAATAAAATCCCAGGTAACTTATTCGAAGACCCTATTGATTTTATTAATTATGGAATTCAGTCTATTAATTTACCAGGAATTACATTCGATCCAGTAAGCCAAGCAGATAACGATGGAACTGTTCGTTATTTTAGAGGAAAGGTGCCAATTCAAAATACAATTACCAGACAGTTTACTGTAACTATGCAATTAATGGATGGTTATATTAACTACTGGATGATGACAGATATTTTGTTATATTATTATGCGCCTACTACTAAACAAAAACATCTTAATGATTTAAAATTAGGCATATTAGATGCTGAAGATTTAATACTTGCTAATATTACCTTTGAAAAGCCTATATTAAATCAAATAAGCGAGTTAAACTTAAATATGGCAGAAAATGTTGCAGAATTTAATACATTTGACTTAAATTTCTACTATAACAAGTTTCATATTAAAATTGACGTAGATTAAAAGATATATAACTTATGAAAACATTTATAGAATATTTAGAAGAAAACAGAGTCACTGAAAAGGAGATGGAACTTTTAACAGAAGGTCTTCAACAGGAATGGACTCCTGAATTAGAAGAAAAAGTAGATCAAGCAGTAGATTCTTTTTTAAATGAATATAGAAATGAGGATGGAAATCTAGATATTAATAGATTTAATAACGAAATGACAAATGAAGGTTTATTTGGTTCTATTATCGGAGGTCTTACAGGCTTTGCTTTAGGAAAGTCTATGGGCAAAATGATAGCTAAGGTATTAGGTGTTCAAAAGGGTATTCTATATGATTTATTAACTTCAAGACTTGTTGGAACTGCAATCGGCGCTTCAATGGGTAAAGGTTTTTAATATGAATTTTATCACAATTGATTTTTCTTTAAATTCTCCAGGTATTTGTGTTTTTAATAGTAACACAGAACAATATCATTTTATTTCTTATTTAAAAAAGACAGGCACAAAGAAGGCTATTAAAATGCAAGAAGACTTGGCCTTAATAGAAGGTGTTACTCTTGTTTTTCAACCTGATTGGGAAACTCACGTTGATTATTCTAGTGTTGAGCTCGCAAAAATTAAGCGATATGATATTATGTCAAATGATATTATCGAATTAATTACAAAACATATAGATAAAGAAGACTCTTTTAAAATAGCATTTGAAGGGGTATCTTATGGTAGTTCTGCTGGGACTAATAATATTATTGATATGGCAGCAGCTGCATCTATTCTTAAAATTAAACTTCTCAAATACTTTAAGCCCGAAGACATTTTAACAATTGCTCCTTCAACGATTAAAAAACATGCGGGTAAAGGTAATATGAATAAGCTTGCTTTATGGGAAGTTTTTATAAATAATTCTACAGGTGAAAAATTTCTCGAGGAGACAAATTTCTGGAAGTTCGCTAAAACTGTTGAATTCGGTAAGTCTATCCCAAAGCCCTTTGATGACTTAGTCGACGCTTTTTACTTAAACTCTTTAATGAGAACCTTAGAACCTAATCTTCCCTGAGGCTTAAATACTTAAGTTATATAGCCCGCTAGCTATTTTGTTTCAGAAAATATAAAAAAAAATTAAAAAAAGTTTTTAGCCTATATGGTTGAAACTATTCCAAATAGAGATATATAATATTGTATATGGAAAACGATAAACTAAGTTCATATTTGAACACTAATTATCGGACCCTGTCTGAAGCAAATGAGGTGCAATAGCACAAACTAAGTCGGTTAGACACGCAAACAAGGTTCATATTATGAAACTATTTTAAAGTTGACTATATAATATTATAAGTTTAAAGTATAAACGGTAAATTAAAGTAAATTAAAGTAAATTAAAGATTAAAAGTAAATTAAAGTTATGGAAGATTTTAACATTTTTAGTATTGGTGTCGAGGACATCAACACACATGAACAAGAGGTAAATGCAAATGGTAACATGATGTATAAGCCTTCTGCCGATGATGGCAAAGATGGAACGTATTCAGCATTAGTAAGATTCGTTCCTAATATCGAAAATCCAAGAAATTCATTAATCAAAAAATATGTAAACTGGCTAACAGGACCAAATGGTGAGTCTAAGTTAGTAGATTCTCCAAGTACTGTTGGTGAGCATTGTCCAGTTTCTGATGCATTTTTTAGATTAAGAAAATCAGAAAGCGCTGTAGATAGAAAAGCTTCTGATAAATTAAAAAGAAGAGAGTCTTATGTTTCGTTAGTGAAAATTATTAAAGACCCTCAACAACCTGAATTAGAAGGTACTTATAGAATTTTCAAATTCGGTTATAAGATCAAAGAAAAAATTGACGCTGAATTAAAGCCTACTTTTGGCGACCCAACTCAAGTGTTTGATTTATTTGAAGGTAAAAACTTTGAATTAGTTATTACAAGACAAAACGACTATAATAATTATGATAAGTCTAAATTTTCATCTTCAAAATCAGCAATTGCATTAGGTGAAAAAACAGCTGAAAGAACTAAAGAAGATATGGAGACTATTAAAAATGAACTAGAAGGTGCTCCATCTCTAAAACAGTTTGAATATAGACCATGGGATGAAGAAACTAGAAACTTCGTTAACAGCGTTATCAAAATGTATTTAAACCCTGGTGATGCAATGGATGCTCTAACAAATCAGTTTGATGCAGGTAGTACTCCAGCTCCTAAAGCTGAAAAGCCTACTTCAACTCCTAAAGCTGAAAAGCCTACTTCAACTCCTAAAGCTGAAAAGGAAGCTACACCAGCAGGCGGAGATGACTTAGAATCTTTTTTGAATGATCTCGAGCTCTAACATTGAATTAACACACGAGTTAAAGGAAAAGATTAAAGTACTTCTTAAAGAGGTAGTTGTAAAATCTCACTCAAGTCACAACAAACAAATGATTAAGGATATGTCAGGTAGATTAAACCTGGCATGTCCCTATTGTGGCGATTCTAGTAGAGATGACTCCGCAAAGAGAGGTAATCTTTTTTGGGACACCCTACAATATCATTGTTTTAACTGTGATTATCACACCAACATCTATTATTTTCTAAAAGATTTTGGCGTACAATTGCCAGATAAAATGGATGCTATAACATTAATAGACTATGTTAAAAGCAGAAAAAATACTGTAGATACTTCTGAGAAGTTTACACCTTTTGTGTATGAAAAAATATTAGAGCTTTCAGTTGAAGTAGAAGATTTTTCAAAAGCAACTGGAGCAAAGCCAATTCAAATAGGAGATTGGATATGGTTTAAATTAAAAGAAAGACTCCTGCATAAAAAATTGAACAACTTTTTATTTAATCCAAAAGATCAAAGATTATGGATTTTAAATAAATCACTTAATGGAAAAATCATAGGTGCACAGTGTAGAAGAATGAAAGGTAAAGGCTCAAGATATTTAACTTATGATTTAAGTAAAATACATGAATCAATTTTAAATAAGCCAGTTGAATTAGACGAACTAACGCGTCAGCAATTTAATAATGTATCAACTTTATTTGGTGCACTAAGGGTAAATTTTCAAAACCCGGTTACAATATTTGAAGGTCCACTTGACGCAATGTTTATGAGAAACTCAATTGCTCTTTGTACAGCTGGTAGAGATACTACTAAATTAGACTATATTGATAGTAGTAGATATATGTTAGATAACGACGAAACAGGTCTTAAAAAATCTATTGAAAAATTAAAAGCAGGTAAGAAAGTATTTATGTGGACTAAATATCTAAAGGATAAAAAAATAGATAAATATAGTATAAAAGATTTAAACGACCTTGTAAAGGTTTGTTACAATGAAAAAATAAAAATATCTCTTTCCGAGTTAGAAGATTATTTTACTAACGATAAACTTGATATGAGATATGTTTGATATAGATATGGATGAGGAATTAGACAAGTTTTATAGAGATAAAAACAGGTTTAAAAATTTAAAGAAAATGTTAGATTTTAAATTTAACGAAGAAGATTTTGAAGGTAAAGGTATTAAGATGAGTCAGCCTAAATTTAAAAAGAAATTGACTACATCGACGTTTATAAAAAGTAATAAGAAAGGACTATTTTAATGGAACAACAAAAAGACACAAAGGCAAGTAAGATATTAAAGTTAGATGAAAAACTCGGAGTACAAAGAGATAGATGGACTAAAAAAATAACTGCACTTGCACATGGTATTAAAACTTTAAGTGGAATGGAAATTGTTATTGGTGATATTTTACATACAAGACAATTAATGGTAGAACAGTTAATGTATGTGCAGCTTAAAACAAAAGAGCAGAAAAAACAAGTTGACATTAAATGGAAAGAGGCCTGGATAAGATATTACAACTATGATTATAAATTAACTGATAAAATAAAAGCACAATTTCTAGAAGCTGAATTAGCAGATGATAAAATGATTTTATCTCAATTAGAAAATCAAGTTGAATTTTATAGAGAATCAATAAAGACTCTCGATAATATGGGATTTGCAGTACGTAATAGACTTGCAATTAAAGATCTCGTTTAAAAATTATGTTGAATGAATGGAGCTTACTCTCACAGAGAATAAACAATATTTAAGAGTTGATGAAGCATCTGAACTTGAACTTGAACAACTAAACATATCACTAACTAAAAGAATCGATAGCTGGAGATTTAACCCTCTAGTTAAAAAGGGAATATGGGATGGTTACATTTCATATTTCAAAGATAATAAATGGATTCCGGCAGGTTTATGGAGATATGTTTATAATGTTTGTAAAGAATATAGGTTTGAACTAGACATCAATGGTGTAAAATCTCTTTTTGATAAAGACGTTACTGCCGAATATTTTGAGAAATGGGCTTTGGCCTTCTTTGAGGGTTCAGAGATAACTCCTAGGGACTATCAAATAGAAGCTGCGTATAATATTCTTAAGTTTAGAAAGTGTCTTAGTGAACTTGCTACATCTGCAGGAAAGACGTTAATTAGTTTTCTTACAGTTGCATATTTGTTAGAACAAGAAAAGGCAAAGAAGATTTTATTCATTGTACCTAATGTTTCATTGGTTGTTCAAGCAACTGAAGATTTTTCAGACTATAATTATGCAAATAGAGTCAACATAAAAATTCAACAAATATTTAGTGGTAAAAAGATTAGAGATGGTAGGAATGTAGTAATAGGTACATATCAATCTCTCGTTAAAAAGAAGCAAGAATATTTTGATCAGTTCGACGCTGTTATAATTGATGAGTGTCACAAAATGAAAAGCCAATCTATTAAAACAATCTTACAGAAATGTGTAAATGCAGAATATAGATATGGTCTTTCAGGTACAATTCCTAAAGACGGTACATTAGATCGCTTAACACTAATGGCTTATACAGGTCCACTAATCAGTGAGGTGAGCGCTAGTTTCTTACAACAAGAGGGGTATATAGCAAATTGTAAGGTTAAAGTAATTGAAATGGATTATGCGCCTGAAAGTGCTAAGAATGCCTTTACAGAAATGGCTCAAAACAGATATGAAAATAAAGACCTATTTCAATTAGAACAAAACTATATTATAAATTCAGAGCCGCGTCTTAATTTTATATGTAAGGTTATAGGTAAAATACCAAGAAATAGTCTAATACTTTTTCATAGAATCGAACATGGTAAAAAGCTATATGAAAAACTTAGACAGGAAAGTAATAAAGCAGTCTATTATGTAGACGGCGGCACAGACAAAGATGTTAGAGAAGAGTATAAGAAAAAGATGGAAGCAGGAGACGAGGTTGCAATTGTTGCAAGTTATGGTACATTCTCTACGGGTATATCAATTAAAAAAATTCACAATATTTTCTTTACAGAAAGTTTTAAATCTGAGGTTATAATTAGACAGTCAATTGGTAGAGGATTAAGACAACATCACTCTAAAAGTAGCGTTCTTATTATAGACTTCGTAGACGACTTGGCTACTGAGGAATGGAGTAATTATTTAATGAAACACTCCAAGGCAAGGCAGTCAATATATCGAGAACAGCAGTTTGAGTACAGTGTAAAGAAATTTCAATTTGAGTAATATTTAAGTTGATATATAATTATAATATTGTAATAAAAAAATATAACAATTATGGAAAATAAAATTCAATCATTTGCTACATTTTCTGAAACTAGAAAAGCAGCAATGGAAACTAAATTAAAAGAAGAAGCAACTACGAAGAGAACTTCTGAAGCTCAAAGATTTGCTGACTTATTAGCAGAGTATGAAGTATCTACTGTTGCTGAAATAGCTGAAGAACAGAGAACTGAATTTTTTGCTAAATTAGTTGGTGAAACTGACGAGGTAGAAACTGAAGGTAATGCATTTGGAGCAGCTGTTAAAGATGCTAAAGAAAAAGGTGAAGATGAGTTTACAGTAGGTGGAGAAACTTACAAAGTAAAAGAATCAGTTGAAGAAGGAGAATTAAGCGAAGGAGTTCATCCTAAAATTAAAAAAGCTATGAAGGCTGTTGAAAAAGGAAAAGTTGCTTATGGTGAAAACATAAGGTTCCCTGGTAGATTTAAAATTATCAAATTTTCAATGGATGGAGCTATGGCTCTTGTAGACTATCAAAATGGTCAAGAACCATATGAAATACCTGCGATGAATATTGCACTTGATAAATTGAAAATCGAATCTGTGGTTATAGAAGAAGCTAAAGTTGAAGAAGCTGATGTTAAGTCTGCTGAAGATTTTAAAGAATATGCATTTGCTATTTTAAAGAAAGCACATGGTGATGATTTTGATGAAGCAAAAGCACAAGAAGTAGTAGACGGTATTTTAGATAAATGTGGAGATGACTACGGAGCATGCGTAGGTACATTACAATCTTCATTAAGTTAATATAGTTTTTGAATATGTTACTAACTTACGAACAGTTTCTTAACGAAAAGGCTCAGATCACTGAGAGTGGTCTAATCCTTGAAGGAGGTGCAGCAGGACACATGCCTCACCCTTTCGATTATAATGATTTAACCTTTAGAGATTTTAAAACTATTGTTACAAATGCTCTACAAGGTGAAATACATTTTGAAGAAGGACCTACCGAAAAAACAGATGGTCAAAACTTCTTTGTTACAGTAAAGGATGGTCAAGTTCTTTTCTCAAGAAATAAAGGACAACTACAGGCACCTGTATCTTTAGATGGAGTTATTAAAATGTTTACGGGCCATGCATCAAAGTTAGTTGAAGATACTTTTATCTATGCTGCAACAGATTTAGAAGCAGCATTATTAAGTTTAAGCGATCACCAAGAATTTAAGAATGGACAAAACTTTCTTAATATGGAGTTAATTTATTCTAAGAATCCAAATGTAATTAACTATGACAGGGATGTTATTCAATTTCACGGCATGGCAGAAACAGATGGCAAAGGTAATATAGTTAATATGTCACAACAAACGGGTGCAAAACTTGCAAGACTTCTTAAAGGTATAGAGGCAGATGTACAAAAGACATTTACAATTATTCCTCCACAGATACTTAAACTTCAGAAAAACATAGATTTTGAAAAGAGACAAAGTTATTATCATAGTAAATTAAATGATTTAAGAGATGTATTTAATTTATCAGACGGTGACGAGGTTAAAATGTATCACGAGGCATGGTGGAGAAGAGAAATTGAAAAAGATTTTGCAGATATTTCAAGTGATTTAAAAGAAGGTTTATTTTTAAGATGGGCATACAATGACAAGCAAACTATGAATATGGTTGCTATGAAAAAAATTGCTACTCCTGAACAAATGAAAAAAATCAAAGAGTTTGACAAGATAAAAGGTAAAAAATACAAGCAAAATATTTTACCATTTGAAAACTTATTTTTAGAGTTAGGAAAAGATGTATTATTAAATGCAAGTAATTTTGTTGCTGCAAATCCTGATTTAGAAAAGAAAAACTTACATGCTAAAATTAGAAAGGCAGCGGCCGACGTTAAACTTAACGGTGACTTAAAGCAGGTTGCTAAGATCGAAGCAGAATTAGAAAGATTAGAAAGTATCGGAGGTATTGAAGGTATTGTACCAACTGAGGGAATAGTCTTTAAATATAAAGGTAAGATTATGAAACTTACCGGCACATTTGCTGCAATAAATCAGCTTATGGGTATAATAAAATATGGAAGATAAATATATTATGAAAAGAGTAAGAAAATTTAATGATTTTATTAACGAAGAAAATGTTAATGAAAACTCTAACGTAAAAAGAAGCATGAAATATTTACAATCCTCTGTTGACACTATAGGTGAAGAAGCTGAAAACATGGAGCCAGGTGATGAACAAGATATGGTATTTCAAGCATTAGATGATATTGAAGCTGCAATGTCAATTATTAATGATAACATGTAAAATGAAAAAGATAAAACTATTTGAGGAATTCTTAAATGAATCAACTATGGATAATTTTAGGCCTGAGGTATTGTCTAATAAAGATAAAGTAGATATGAAGCTTTTTAAAAGTTTAATGCCTAGAACTGCTAAAACAGCCAAAGACGCTGAGCGTAGAATTCAAACGTGGAAAGGTAATACAATGTTTGTACATTATCAAGCGTTTACGGTTCAGCCAAATGGTAATAATCCAGATTTACCAACATATGAATTCTATAATTCACAATATTGGTTAAATGACACTCAACTAGGTTGGGCAGGTAGAGAAGGTGAAAAAGTAAATGTTACTTTATTAACAATAACCGATGTAACTGATCCTAATAATAAAAAAACACTAGGTGAACTTTACGTTAATACAGATACATATTTACAAGAACACAATATAGTATTTAACGAGTTAAAGAAAATATCATAAACGTGAAAAATATAAAACTATTTGAAGATTTTATTAATGAAGGACTATCTCATAGAAAGATAGAATCTATAATTAAAAAAGTATATCCACAAATAGTTAAAGATTTAGGTGGTAAAGCTAAAAAGGTTGAAGTGTATGAAAATATATGGGATAGAATAGGAGCAGTTGCAGTTGAAGATTTAATTGAAGAGCAAGGAAATCCAAATGCACAATATGATCCAGATGCAGATATAATTTATATCTATTCAGATGTTACAAATACACCTGAACAAATAATCAGATCTCTTTTACATGAACATACTCACACCATTCAAGATCAAAAAGAATTTAAAAAATTATATGATGCAGGTTATGAATATTCAAACCACCCTTTTGAATTAGAAGCATTAGAAGCAGAAAAAAATTGGAAAAACTATTTATAAAAAATAAGATATGGCATTACAAGATTTAAGAACATATTATGAGTCAGTTGAAAAAGAGGATTTTAATAATCTTTTAGCACAGAAATGTTTAGTTACTGAAAAGATTCAAGCAAGTAGCCTACATGCGAGAAGAGAAGACAGACTCTTGCAGTTTTATAAATCAGGTAATAAGCAGCCACTTAATAAAATAGATAGAACAATAGTTTCTTACTATGAAAAAGGTATAGGCCACTTTAACGCATTATTAGATGAGACAATTCAACAAATGCCAAGTGATTGGAAATTTGGATTTGATTATATGGTTAGCGAAAAAACAGTAGACATTGAATATGATACACTTCCAAAAAATAGTCTTATACTGACACATATTCAAGTGTTAAATGAAGATAGAACTCAGATTAAAAAAGTAATTAGAGATCCTAGAATTTTAGAAAAATGGGCAAACCTTTTAGAAGTTCAATCTCCTGAAGTTGTTTTTGAAGGCACATTATCAGACTATCAAAAAGAAAAACTAGTTAATATATTAAGTTTACAAGGAGAACAGGCAAAGATAGAACTACAAGACTTTGGTTTTTCTTATAGAGCATTTACAACATTTAATGAGTCTATACATAAGTCAATGTTAAATAATGATATTCATAAAGACATTGATGGTTTAGTTGTAAGTTTTGTAGAAGGCAAATCATTAAAGAACTTTAAACTACAGAGTCCATTAAAAGAAATTAAAGAACAAGAAGAAAGAAAGAGTTCAGATGCATATCAAATTACAGTAGTAAAACTTATTGAATATTTTAATGCATTTGATTTTAGTGAAATACAACTTGAAAGTAAAGAAGTTGATGAGAGATATTTAGAATTAATGACAGCAGGTTTTAATTCATTTATAAAAGACAATGGAGCAAGCTTTATTGGTATGAATTTTGATAGCGCTGAATTTGCAAATAATGAAGAGTTTGATTTAAACCCAAAAATGATAACAAATCAAGAAACTATTAGACTTGTTAATGAATCAAGAGAAGTTGCAGAATTGTTAAAAATTACATTAGGTACTTTTAGAAAGAAAAGACAGAAAGAAAATGGAGTTTTAGCAGGAGATACATTTAATAGTCTAAATAGTATTATAGAAAAGATTGAAGCAAGAATTTACGAAAAAGTAGAGGAAGACGGTGTAATGGATTTTAAAACTTTTAAAATTAACGATACACTTAAAGGACAAACAAATCCAATTAACGAAGGTTTAAAAGTAAACCATCCTGAAAGAGGAGCTAAAGAAGTTAATATGTTTGTTGGTAGGTTTCAGCCATTTACATTAGGACATGTTAAAGTCGTTGAGCATTTACATAAACAAAATGGACTTCCAACGGTTATATTTTTAGTTAAAGCTAAAACAAAGAAGGCAGAAGATAAATTTAAGAGACCCTTTGATGAAACAATGCAGGTTAATATGATAAAACAAGTGATGAAGGAATATCCTATTGAGACAGTGTATGTTATAGATACCGCAGCAATTGATAAAATGTTTAACGCCATGAGACCTAAGTATGAACCTGTATTATGGGGAACAGGTAGTGATAGAATGAAAACCTATGGCTATCAAGTTAATAACCCAAAATATAGAGGAGAATTAGGAGTCGAAGATAGCTTCAGATTAGAAGAAATTCCAAGAACAGACGATAACATTAGTGCAACAAAGGTGAGAAACGCTTTATTAGATGGAGACGAAAAGACATATAAGTCCATGACTCCAAAATCTATGCATAAAATGTATAAATTATTAAAACAAACAATAGAAGAAAGTGTTGAATTGCAAGAACAAGTTTTAACATTTTCAGAATTTAAAAGCAAATAAAATGAGCATAAGAACTAGTTTTCAAATAGAACTAAACAGGTTATACGAATCAAGAGATAAGTATAAAAGAAAATGGTTCGAGCCAGCTTATAATAGTTGGATGCAATCTACTTCTTATAAAGGAGCAGTTGGAAAGGCTAAAACTGGAGAATCTTTAAGAGCAGATTTAGGAGTAGACCCTACAGATAATTTACAAAAAATGCTGATGGACGCAGGTTTACCTGACAGTTCTTTTAAAATAGACATATATCAAAAAGGAGATGAAAAGTCTCTATCAGGTCAATTCGCAACAGCAGTTATTACAATATTAAAAAACATTAGCGTAGGAACAACTGAGTTTTTAAAAGGAGAAGAATATAGTATTGTTAGCAATATAGGTAAAACCGCGTCAGGTGAAAAGGCGCCAGTTTCTGGTGGAAAATTAACACCAGTTGCGCTTGAATTAGAAGAAGGAACATATGAAACAATAGATAGTATATGTGCTACAACTATACAAAATTTAAAAAGAAAATATGCACAAACTTTTCCAGAAAATTATACAGAATATCTTATAAAATTAGTAGAATATACTAGAGACCAGACCTCAATTCCAAAGTACGATAACTTAAGTAAATTTCTGAAAAAAGCGGGTAAAAAGTTTAATTTAGATTTTGGTAAAAATTTACAACAAGATTATAATATAGATGAAAGATCTCTTAAGAAAATAGCAAATGATTTTGGAGAAATATTGGGAGGTATTTTTTTATTTTCAGTTGTAAAAGATCCTGGTAAAGGTTTAAGCTTTCCAACAGATGCAAATGCAGCATTAGTCGACTTTTATTTTGATGGCTGGTCAGTATCTTCAAAGGCAGGTAATAAAGGAGGAACTCCTTCTATTGCAGCAATGGCAAGAATAATAGATGGAAGAGTTTCTAACCCAGGTGAAGAGGCAGCAATGGAATTAAATAAAGAAGAAAAAATAACATACGACAATATTCTTAAACTAATTGCAAACCCAAAATTAAATGCAGGTTATTTAGAGCCAAATACAGGTAGACAATCTGAGGTATGGTTAACTCATATTGTTTTAGCAAATCAAATTTTATATAAAGATAAATCATCTGGATATAAGTATATTTTAGATGCTTTAGGAATTAAGCCACTTCAAATTTCTAGAGTTGGTTTAATGAAAAAGATAGATGATTTATATAAGAAGGATCAAAATGAATGGTGGCAAATTATGGATATGTTTTGGAATAAATCAAAGTCTAGACCAAGAGAATGTACCGATAAATTAAAAGCAATTCAATACTATAAAAAAAGACTAAAAGATAAAGATAGATTTGGTATCATGTTTTATCCACTTTCTAAAGAACTGGTAAGAACAATAAACGATAATAAAGTATATGTTAATGGTTTATCTTCAATGATAAATAGAGTTAGCACGGTTCAACAATTATATTTATTAGTTAGTGGAAAGTCAACTGGTTTAGAATTTAAAATTAAAGATTTTGCAGCAGCTAGGTTTCAGTTTTATGCTGGGGCAAGCGCAAACAATCCATTTAATAAAAACATAGGACTTGAGTCTAGATAATATTGATATATAATAGATAGGACAAAAAATAAAGAAAAATAATGGCAACATTTGAAGAATTTTTAAACGAAAGAAATATAACTCTTAAGAGAAGATATACTGAAGCACATCCTGCTAAAACTGTAGGCAATTCAGCTAGAGTTAGAAATGCAATTATCGAAGCATTAAAGGATGGTAAAATCACAGTTGAAGAATTTAATAATATAGTTAGTCAACACTCTTCTGCTCCATCAAAATGGACAAGAGGTAATAAAAGATTTTTTAAAATAGAAGAAGATGGCGTAAGTCTTTCTAAATATGGAACTAAAATATTAAATAGTTTGGTTACAGAATCAGAAGTTAATGAAAAAATAAACGTAGGTCGTTATCAAAGAGAAGGTAAACTTGGATATAATGATCAATTCCATGGAAGACATTCTTTATCATTTACGTTAGGCGTAGACTTAGGGCTAGATCCAGATAATGAATTTGGAGGAGGTGATTGGCCAGGATTCGATCACAAAAGTTTATATGTTAATGGAGGTAAAAAAGAAGGTACTGTATTAGCAGATGCTCTTTCAGGAAAATATACTTACGATGATCTTAAATCAGCACTTGCTAAATTTATAGGAGTTAAAGAATCTAATGAAGTTAATGAAAAAATGAGTAATGCTGAACTTAAGAAAATATCAAAGACTAAAGAGTATGCAGAAATATCTCAAGCTATTAGAGCAGGTCAAGGTGATTATGAAGACATGTACGATATGATTGATCCTAAAATGTTTAAAGGTTTAGATTTAAAAAAATTCGAAGAAATATTAGATGATTGGTTTAATGATGAAGGAATGGCTTATGATAGTTATGCTGATTTTGCTAGAAATGCATATTCTCATCATGTTGCAGAAATAACTAAGTTATTAATGCCGTATAATGAATCAGTTTCAATAGATGAAGGTTTAAATAAGTCAGACGTTGCATATCAATTAGCAATAGATTATACAGGTAGAACTAAGCCAAAAATTACTAAGCTTAACAAAAAGAGAATTCAAATTAAGTATGGTTATAAAATTAGCCCACAAAAAGTAATTGATTCTATTAAGGCAGTTCATCCAGAAGTAGAACTTAAACACGTTGAATGGTCAGACGCAATGTCAGGTGGAGGTTTCCACATATTTGATATTTTAGAATCTGCAGTTACTGAAGCTAGAGCTAAATATGTAAATACACAAAAAACAGTAGATGGTAATCCATTAATATCTTTTAATAGCTCCACTGCTAGAGCTAAATGGATTGATGAAAATAAATCAAATGTTATATCTGTACCTAAGTCAACGGTTATTGATTCCGATCAAGGTAGAGTAGTAGGTTCTAGTAGAGGTCCTTATTACTTAATCGTAAAGGCAGATGTACTAGAAGAATCAACAGTTACTGAAGCTAGATATGACAAGAAAAAATTATTAAAAAAACTAGGTAATGCAGACGATGCAATGATTCAAACCGGAGATGGAAAAGAATACATCATCTACAATCCTGATTCTAACAATGCTGACAACGCTGCAATGTGGCATGATAATTCAGTATTTGCAGTCGATCAAGACGGAGACGAATATGAAATATCTTATAAAGATATAACGTCAGTAATGACAGAATCTGTGAATGAAGCGAGAGTAGATGCAAAAAAATTATTAAAATCAGTTGTAAATGGAGAAACTAATTCAGTTGAAGGTATTAAACTTTCTAAAGGAATGGCTCAAGCATTTTCTGATTGGTTAGAAAATTCAACGTATGGTAGAAAATTCTCAAAACTACCATTTGACAAGCTATTTACAGCAGCCTTTAATTGGGGTATTGAAAGATACGCAAAATCAGGAGAGCTTAAAGGCGAATTGAAAGACTTAAAAACAAAAGCAAAGGCAATGAAAGAATCAAAAATATACACAGAATTTAGTCAGTTCATGAACGAATCAATTACTGAAAAAAGAAAAGACAGATATGATTTTAAAGTAGGAGATATTATTGGTAATACTGTTAATGGTTACCAATATGAAATTCTTAAATTTGTTGGAGGACACAAGGTAAAGCTTAAAGATACTAAAACTAAAAGAGAGTTTGTCGCCTATAAATCTAACTATGAATTAGATAGAGATCACATGCAGGAAGAATCTTACAAATTAGACGAGAGTTTTACTTCAAAATTAACAGGCATTGCAAGAGGAGCTAAAAATGTAGAAGACTTTATAAAAAAGGTATTTAAACATGAAAAGTTTAAAGCATTCGATACTCCAAAAACTCAAAAGGATTCATATGAAAAATTTCTTAATTTCATAAAGAATCATTATGCAATGGTACAACAGTATGAATCAAATAAAATAGAAGAAACAATGATATACACAAACTTCCAACAATTCGTTAATGAATCTTTAGAACTTAATGAAGTTAAAGACCCATATAAAGAAATTAAAAAAGCAATCAAAGGTATGAAAGGAGTTTCAGCTGAAATTAAAGGAGACGAGATAAGAGTTTCTAATAAAGCCGGAGATGAATTCATATACTCAATGCTTGATAATGATGATGTTGAAGAATTTATTGGCTCAATAGAAGAATCTTTAGAACTTAATGAAGCATTAAAGAGTTCTAAACTTAGAGGACTTCTTACTATGAAAAGAGGTAGTAAACAAATTCTAAAAGCAATTTATGGCTTTAGTAAAATAGAATTAGACAAAATAACAGATGATCAAATAATAGATATTGATCCTAAATTAGGTAAAAAAGCAGAAGGCTTAGTTGTTTATTATACAACTCAAGAAAAAGACAACCCCTATGCTGATACTTCAAAATCTGCATATAATTCTGCTGGTAAAATTCCAGCAAATACAATACTTGCATTAGGCATGGGAAAAGACGTCGCATATATTAAAAGAGATTATATTAAGAGAAAAATGACAATGTCTTTAACTCTAGATCCTAGAAAATCATCTTCTGATATTGGAATTAATAAAGAGTATAGAGGTTGGGACGCATCCGGTATTTATAATGTAAAAAGAGTAATTGATGTTGCAGATGCTGCATTTGTAATTAATACTAACGCTCTTCCAAATGCTAAAGGAAAAATTGAAGATAGAGTAAAAGCTAAAGAAGGTGCATTAGCGTTTAAATCTGATAAAGAATTTAAAGATGCAAACATGGCAAGATATAGAGAAATTCTACAAAAGAGAGCAAGTGAATTACCAATAGATAAATTAGTAGAAGATGCAATTGATGATGCAACTAAGGTTATGAAAGATGGTTTAAAAAATCAAGAAAAAAATAAGTACGGAGAACTTATTGCAGGTGTAGGAGCAGACGGTAGAGCTTATAAATTAAATGACATTAGTAACTTTATAAATGGTTTAATTTCAGACTATGAAAGATGGTCAGGTTATATGGCAACAATTGAAGAGGCTGAAGCTAAATATGGTAAAGATTCTAAAGAATTTGAATGGGAAGCTAGATATTCTCAAAAAGAATCTGAGGAATATGCAAAGAGAATTAAAGATAAATTAGCTAAACTTAAGAAAAGAAACTTAGCTTGGTAATGAACGAAAACGTTACGCCAACAAATATTGGAGGCATGGGAAATCCTGCCTTTCCACAAGGTGGAGAAGTAGGAAGCGGTGATATACCTGCTGGTAAAGGAGATGCTAAGAAAGAGCAAAAGAAAAAGAAGAAAGAACGAGAAGAATATCTTAAAAATAGAAAAGAAGAAATGGTACACACTACATTTAGTGGATTTATAAATGAAGCAAATGCAAAAAACGCCAGAAAAAGTTTAGGCTATGTTGCTTTTCTTGAAGAAATGTCAAATCTAAATAACAGAGACATTCAAAAAGCATATGATGCTGCAATAGAAGTTTTACAAGATAAAGGCATGTCAGAAAAACAAGCACTTGGTTTTTTAAATTCTCCTCATGGAAAATATATGGGAGAATATGTAACTCCAGGAATGGATTATTCACACGAGGCTTTCTTAGACAAATTAGAAGAATATTATAACGAAAGAATGTTGAAACAATATGCTAAAGATTATGTTGGTTTGGCTAAAGTAACTGAAGGATTTTTTTCAAGATTAAATGGAAAAGAAACAACAAGAGAAGAACAAGAAATCGATAAAATGATAGATCAAATTCAAAAAACAGATGTTCAGGGTTTATTTGATAAAGCTATCGATAATTTAGATACTCTTGATAAGGTTATGGCAGCAATGGACGAGGCTGACCCAGATGACGTTGATAATGCATTTGCAAAATACAGAAAGAAAACTGCTAAATATAAAAAATTTATGCAAGTTCTAAAAAGCAGTAATAAAGAGCTGGAAAAAAAGTTTGGCAAAGAGGCATTAGATGATTTAGGATTGAAATCTAAAAACATGATGGATCAGTTTAGAGCTCAAGCTAATGACATAGCTAAAGATCAAAGTTAGAATAAAAAGTTATAATATTAAAAATCCAGGCAAGTCCTGGATTTTTTTTGCAAAATTGTTAATAACTATTGAAAAAAAGTTGCCTAAAAATTTTCACGGGTCACCGGAAATAGTTATATTTATATTATAATTAAAACTTAAACAAGATGAGCTATACACGATTTAACAGACATGAATCAATGAATTCAGAAACTAGAGAAGAAATTATGAACTTAATTAAAGAAGTTAGTTTATATAGATATGATTTACAAGATATAGATAAAAGTCATGAAAATATTAAAACAACAAGATCTATTGAAAACGCATTATATGGATTATTTGACGGCTACTTATATGATTCTTTGCAATTAAATGCACTAAAATGTCCAACCAATTTAGCTACTAAAATAGTTCGAATTTATCATATGTGTTCAATGTACCCAAAGTCAGAAACAAAGATATTTTAATTTGATATATAATATAATATTAAAAATAAAAAGATATTATGAACAACATTAAGAATTTTAACGACTTTATTAATGAGTCTCAAGAAATAAACGAAGGTACACGTTCTCAATTTGGAAAAATTGATAAAAAAGGAAACATCACATCGGTTTATATGCATTATGATGGTTATCCAGAAAATGTATTACCTATCTTAAGAAAAGGTTATAAAGGTGGAAAGAATGTAGATTATGTAATTTCACAAGGCGCAGGTTCAGGTTTAGAAGTAAATCCTAAAAATATAAACTTTTATAAAGATGATAGAAATTCTGGACCAATGTCTGGTAATATTACTAAAATTGCAAATTATTTAGCAGATGCTGAAGATGATGGATGGGCAGAATATGTTTATTTATGGGATGAAAGATCTAAGCAATGGATGATGGCTTCTTATGGCGATAGAGACTTAACAGTTGCAGAAGTTTAAAAAATTAAAATATTAAATTAAAATTATGAAAAATATTAAATTATTTGAAGAATTTATCAATGAAAATGATATGATGGCTACAACGCCAGCAGAACTTAAAAAAATGGCTAAAAGATTTAAGCAAGACTGGTATAATAAAGAAGAAGGTAATGCAGAACCAGAAGAGCTTGATGCAGATTGGAAATATATAACAGACTACTTAGGAACAGACCAAATAGTTGAACTTATTGGAGGAGACACATGGGCAAATCATCCTGATGGAGAAGCACTAACTGATAGGTATTATGAACTTGTCAAAAGTATGAAAAACCAAAAAGATTTTGAAATACCTGGCTCAGAATTTGATTATATTAGCGGAACAATAAATGGCGCAAAGGCAATTGGCCAATATGATGGTTACAGTAATCCCCCATATTTATCCATTATGATTAACGTTAAAGATATTAAAAAGTTCGAACTTGGAGTAGACCCATTCTTTAAATCGTAAAATTAACATTGTAAAAAAGTTAATAACTAATTAGTAATTTAAAGGAGATTGTATGAAACAATCTCCTTTTTTAGTATATAAGTTTTAAAATAATTATATGAAAAGTATACTAGAAGAAGCAGATCAAATTATCAATCACAGAAGCGAAGAAAAAGAAAGACAATATGGCCCTTTCAGTGAGGGTATGGATAGAGCAGCATCTATTTTCAATGGCATG